CTTAAAAAGAAAAAGAAAAAAAAGAAAAAGGCCTAATGTATGGCTAAGACACCTGCATGGCAACGTAAAGAAGGTAAAGATCCAAAAGGTGGATTAAACAAAAAGGGAGTTGCATCTTATCGTAAAGCTAATCCAGGAAGTAAACTTAAGACTGCTGTAACTACAAAACCAAGTAAATTAAAAAAAGGATCTAAAGCTGCTAAACGAAGAAAATCATTTTGTGCAAGAATGAAAGGTATGAAGAAAAAATTAACATCTAAAAAAACTGCAAGAGACCCTAATTCAAGAATTAATAAATCATTAAGAAAATGGAACTGTTAAAGGAGAACATTATGGAAAAAATAAATCAAGTTATGGAGTGGTGTAAAAACTACCAAAACTGGACTAAAAAAGATTACATCAAAGCTGGTGCAGTTGTTATTATTTTTCTAGCCGTAGTAATTAATATATTTGGCTAAAATGCTATTAGATAAAAAAGATAATAAAGAACTAACAGATAAGCAAAAAACATTTTTATCTGTTTTATTTTCAGATGCAGACGGAGATCCTAGAAAAGCTGCAGAGCTTGCAGGATACTCTCCTACATCTTACCCAAGAGTTGTACAAGGATTAAAAGATGAGATTATTGAAAAAGCGGAAAGCGTTTTGGCAGCGCACTCCCCAAAAGCCGCCCTTGGTATCAGTCGTGCTCTTAGTGATGACGGTTCTATTCCTGGAGCTAATATCAGAATGGAAGCGGCAAAGCAAATCTTGGATAGAGTCGGTCTTGTTAAAAAAGAAAAAATAGATGTTAATGCAAAAATTGCCCACGGTATATTTGTATTGCCAGCTAAAGAAGCATGAGTCTAGGATTAAAGAAAAGAGTTTCACGAACTGTTCCTTTTGGTTATAAAATTAACGAAGAGGATGATAAATTATTAGAGCCAATTCAAGAGGAACTTGAAGCTATAGAACAGGCAAAACAATATATTAAAAGCTGTTCCTATCGAGAAGTTGCTGGTTGGATGCAAAGAAAAACAGGCAGATATATATCTGCTCCAGGTTTAATGAAAGTGTTAAAACGAAGTGAATGATGTTGAACCTCCTAAACCTAAAAAGAAAAAAGTAGCTAAAGCAAAAAAATCAGCTAAAGCTAGTATTAGTGATATAACTAAACAAGTACAAAAAGCAAAAGATAATTATCACAATGCACAAAAGAAATTAAAGAATAAAAAAGAATCTTTAAAAAAAGCAGACAATATATTAGAAAATAAACAAAATATATTTGTTGAAGAAGAATTTGATGATGTTCCACCAAATGTTAAAGAAGCTGTAAAAGAACAAGAAATTATATTTGAGCCAAACAGTGGGCCACAAACACAGTTTTTAGCAGCATCAGAACGAGAAGTATTTTACGGTGGAGCAAGAGGCGGTGGTAAATCATATGCAATGCTTATTGATCCACTACGATATTGTGATAAACAAAAGCATAGAGGTTTATTACTAAGACGTTCAATGCCAGAGTTGAGAGATTTAATTAATCACTCACAACAATTATATCCTAAAGCATATCCTGGTGCTAAATGGAGAGAGCAAGAAAAAGAATGGAGATTTCCATCTGGTGCTAAAATAGAATTTGGATATGCAGAAAATACTACAGATGCTCTTAGATATCAAGGGCAGTCATACACTTGGATAGGAATAGATGAGTTACCACAATATCCTAATCCAGATATCTATAATTTTTTAAGGTCATCTCTTAGATCAGTAGATCCAGAGATACCAGTATTTATGAGAGCAACAGGTAACCCTGGCAACGTAGGATCTACTTGGGTAAAAGAAATGTTTGTAGACCCAGCAGTTCCTAATACGAGATTTGATATTGAAATACAAACACCAGTTGGTAATAAAAAAATAACAAGAAGATTTATACCAGCTAAGTTACAAGATAATCCATATCTGATGCAAACAGAGGATTATTATGTTATGCTAGCTTCTTTACCTGAAGTGCAAAGAAAACAATTTCTAGATGGAGATTGGGGTGCATATGAAGATGCAGCCTTTCCAGAGTTTAGTAAAGATGTTCATGTTGTAGAACCTTTTGACATTCCTAGAAACTGGCATAAGTTTAGAGCATGTGACTGGGGATATTCTTCACCTGCTTGTGTACTTTGGTTTGCTATAGACTTTGATAATAATTTATGGGTCTATAGAGAATTGTATACAAAAAAAGTTACAGCTGATGTATTTGCACAACAAGTTTTAAATCTAGAGCATAAAGAGTATATAAGATACGGAGTTTTAGATTCAAGCACTTGGGCACGAAGAGGTGATGTTGGTCCAAGTATTGCAGAAACAATGATTACTGCAGGATGTAGATGGAGACCATCTGATAGATCACCAAGAAGTCGTATCAACGGTAAACTGGAAATACATAAACGACTATCATTAAGAGAGACAAATGATGGAGAACAACCTTCTTTGTATGTTTTTAATAATTGTATTAATCTAATAAGAACACTACCTCTTTTACCATGCGATAAAAATAATCCAGAGGATGTTGATACGCACACAGAAGATCATGCATACGATGCATTACGTTACGGATGTATGTCTCGCCCCATCAATCCACAAGGATCTGGTTTTTCAGACTTTGGGCATAATAAACAATACAAACCAGCAGATAGGATGTTTGGATACTAATGGATATAGATGGAAAAAAATTAAGAGTTGGATTTCAAGATTTAACTATTGAGATAAAAGATGCAGATTTTAGAACAGATAATCTTACAGATTGTTATGGGCACTATTTGCAAAGAGAAAATAAAATACAAATAAATACTAATTTAGAACAGCACGACTTATTAAATACAGTAATTCATGAAGTATTACATGCGTGTTGTTATGTTGGTGGGCTTACAACTAAATCTAATCCATTATCAGATGAAGATAAAGAAGAAGTTGTTACAAACACATTAGCTAACCAAATACATATTGTCTTACGAGATAATCCATGGCTCTTAAAATTTATACAAGAGTCACTATCAAAAACTAAAAATAAGGAGAAATAACATGGACATCATGAAAAAATATAAGCAAGGTGATTTAGACGAAGTTCCTAGTGCAAAAGCTGGTAACGATCCTATGAACCTTCCTGCTGATGAAGTAGGTGGAGAAAATGTTGATGCACCAAAAGTGAAAACTAATATGGTGGACGGCAAAATTTTTTCACTAGCCGATGAAAGAGACTACTAATTTAGGAATATAAAATGGATACTACTGATGAAACTGTAGCTTTATCTGATGAAGCCACTACTGAAGAAGTGGCAGAAGAATATGGCGGACTTTCTGGCTATATAAAAGCAAAATTTACAAGAGCAGAAGATGCCCGTCTTTTTGATGAAAGCCGTTGGTTAAGAGCATATAGAAATTATAGAGGAATCTATGGTTCTGACATGACTTTTACAGAACGAGAAAAATCAAGAGTATTCGTTAAGATAACTAAAACAAAAGTATTGGCAGCTTTTGGCCAACTAATAGAAGTTCTATTTGCAAATGCAAAGTTTCCACTTGGTATAACACCAACTAAAATGCCTGATGGTATTTCAGAACGTGCATATATTGAAGAAGGAGAAGAAACACCAGAAGAGCCATTACCAAATCCATATGGATTTCCAGGTGATGGTAGAGAATTAGAACCAGGAGCAACGGCAGAAACTATACTTGGCGGATTGGCTAATCAATATGAAGGGCTAAATATAAAAGAAGGACCTTCTCCTGACCCAACTAAAAAAATACCATTATCGCCAGCAAAAGAAGCTGCTGGAAATATGGAAAAATTAATCCATGATCAGTTGGAAGAAACCTCAGCTATAACTGTTTTAAGACATGCTTTATTTGAAATGGCATTGCTTGGAACAGGAATTATTAAAGGGCCTTTTAATCATGAAAAGACTCAACATAAATGGGAAAAATCTGAAGAAGGAATGGAGTATAGCCCTGAGTATAAGTTAGTACCAAAAATAGAAGCAGTAAGTTGCTGGGATTTTTATCCAGATCCAGATGCAACATCAGTAGAAGATTGTGAGTATACTATACAAAGGCACACTCTAAGCAGATCTCAATTAAGAGATTTAAAAAATAGACCTTTCTTTAGAGATTCTGCTATATCTGATTGTTTAAAAATGGGACCTAATTATCAAGCAAGAGGTTTTGAGACTGCACTACTTGATAGAGAAAATATAGATGATCTAGATAAAAATAGATTTGAAGTATTAGAATATTGGGGATTAATGGATAAGCATTTAGCTAAAGATGCTGGATTAGAATTTAGTGAAGATATTGATGCTATAGACGAACTAGAAGAAGTTCAAATAAATGCATGGATATGCAATGGTAAAATATTAAGATTAGTATTAAATCCATTTACACCTGAAAGACTACCATATCATGTTGCACCGTACGAAATAAATCCATATCAATTTTTTGGTGTAGGACTACCAGAAAATATGGAAGACGCACAAATGGTGATGAATGGTCATGCAAGAATGGCTATAGATAATTTAGCATTGGCAGGTAATTTAGTATTTGATATTGACGAAACACAATTAGTACCAGGACAAGATATGAGTATATATCCTGGTAAAATATTTAGAAGACAATCTGGAGTTACAGGAACTGCAATCAATGGATTAAAATTTCCTAATACATCATTTGAAAATTTACAGATGTTTGATAAATTTAGACAACTAGCAGATGAAGCAACAGGTATTCCTTCATATTCACATGGAGCAACTGGTGTACAATCTACAACAAGAACAGCAGCAGGTATGTCTATGCTTATGGGAGCAGCTGCACTTAATATAAAAACTGTTATAAAAAATATTGACGATTATTTGTTACGACCCCTTGGTGAATCTTTGTTCTCTTGGAATATGCAGTTTAATTCTGATATACCAGAAATACAAGGAGACCTTGATGTAAAAGCTATGGGAACATCTTCTTTAATGCAGAAAGAAGTTCGTTCACAAAGATTAATGACATTTATGCAAACAGCTAACAATCCAAATATTGCACCGTTTGTAAGATGGCATTCAGTACTAAGAGAGATCGCTAAATCACTAGATATAGATCCAGATGATTTAATTAACGATCCAGAAAAAGCAGCAATATTTGCAAGAATAATGGGGATGACAAATGGAAATAAAGAAAATGAAAGCCCTGACCAGCAACAAGCTGGTATGGGACCTAATGGAGGAGTACCTCCAGGAGCAAATCCAGCAGACGCAACAGGAGCTGGAGGTGGCAACATCGGAGTTGGAGCTGTACCGAGGCCAGGGGAAACTGATTTCTCTCAGGCGTCTACTATCCCTCAAGGAACAACTAAACAATAAAGATAATAAAAGTAAAGGATTTTTTAGATAATGGCTACCATAAAATCTAGTAAACCAGGAGAAATAGGAGGCAGTTCAGCCCTTACTGGAAGAACTCCATCTTATAGATTAGTATTAAAAGTTGATCCTAAAACAGGACAATATAAATACGAGTATGAAACAGATGATGCACCAAAAGTAGCAGATATAGTGCCACCTAAAACTGGTGATAATGTTTTTGGTAAAATTACAATTCCTAAAATAGACTTTAAAGAAAAAAAATTACCAGATGAAGATAGTTTTGAACAAACTAAAAAAGCACTAGCTGCTGGAGGTAGAGGGCCTGCTTCTGGAGAAAGTGGTATGCCAGTTGGTGGTGGAGCACAAGGCACAGGAAAAGGTTTAGGTTTTGGATTTAGCGGTGGAACAGGGACATACAGTAGAGGAACTCCTGGTTCAGACACGTTTACTCCAGGTCCAGGAATTGGTAAAGCATATGATGAATATGGTAGATTACGAGACATAGGTAAAATAAAAGATATAGGTCTTAATGTAGTTGATGCCACAGGAAAAGTTGTAAGTGCAGCTAAAGATTATGTAACTAGTGGAGGAATACTAGGTGCTGCTAAAGGTTTAATAGAAGGAATTACTAATAACAAACAAAAAACACCAACAACTGGTACTTCTTTTGATGATAAGGCTGTCAGTAGAGGAACTTTTGAACAGACTAAAGAGGCTTTAGGAGGAACTGCAGATCTAGGATCTACAGCAAGTGTTTTTAGTGATTTAGACCCAGCAAGAAAAAATATAGACGATCAGATAGCAGAATTAGAAGAACAAGCAAAAAGTTTTACAGCCCCAAGAACTTTTATTGCTAATAAAATTAAAGAGTTAGAAGAACAAAAATCAAAATTAGATCCAACAGGACAGTTTGGAACTATAGATAAAAGACCTGATGCTATAGGATTATCTGATAAAACAAAAGTAGCAGATAATACAGCGACTATATCTAATGCAAGACAAGGATTAGAAAATGCTATTAGGTCAAATAATGTAGGTGCTGCTGTAGATGCTGCAAAAACAGTTGCAGGTTTTAGCGGATTATCTAGAGATAAAGCACAGGCTGCCATGGATCAAGCAAGTGCAGATGCTTCAAGGTATGGGGCTAATGCTACAGGCACAGAAAAAAGAGGAGTTGAAAATATTGGACGTAACGATGATGGTAGTGCTCAACCAGGATCAATAGCAGAAGCAAGAGATAAAGTTGGAGAGCAAGAAGCAGAAAAAAGTAGATCAGTAGATAGAACTAATGCAGTTGGTAATAAAGCTAGAAGCAATGAAGTTGGAGATAAACATGGTAATGCTGTTACAGATAGCAAAGGAAATGCTGTAAATACTAAAAGTAAATCAAAAACTAAATCAAAAACTAAAAAAGGTAGAAAATCTTCTAAAGCAGCACAAGGCGGTAAAGGCGGTGACAATGAATGTTTCTTAGCAGGTACAATGATTAGTATGGCAGATGGAACTAAAAAAGAAGTTGAAAAGATAGATCTAGGAGATATTGTTGAAGTAGGTGGAAAAGTTTTTGCAACTGGTAAATTTTTAACTGAAAATTTACATGACTATAAAGGAATTAAAGTTTCTGGTAGCCATATGGTAAATGAAAATAATAAATGGATACGTGTCGCAGATAGTAAATACAGTAAAGTTGTAGATAGTAATGAGCATACAGTATATGTATTTGGTTCTGAAAATAGAAGAATTGTAATAGATAATATTTTATTTACAGATTACTTTGAAGTTTATGAACAAGAAAAATTAATTAAAGATGAAAACGATTTTTTTGATAACTGGCATGCATATGGAATTGATCGCAGTCAAGAAAATATAAAAGTTATTAATGCAAGCTAGACTATGGGATGTTGATAAAGACTATCCTACTATTTATAATTGGTGTAAAGAGTATACTAATCCACGTTGGGAATCTGTAATACCAAAAGAAGTATTACCAAAACATGGAGTAATGGTTATAGATAAAGAGCCTATCTGTGCATCAGGTTTATTTATAGATGATTCATCTAAACTAGGATTTATGTGGGGACTATTTTCTAACCCAAAAGTTAGTAAAATAAAATTATTTAAAGGAATGATTCTTTGTGTAGAAGAAATAAAAAATCAAGCTAATAAAAATAATTTATCTTTTGTTTATACTATTACTGGAGAAAGAGCATTACATAAATTATATAACGACTATGTTAAAATGGATATATGTGAAAATAATATTTATTCATACATAATAAATTTAAAACCAACTAAATATAAAATTTTAGATTGGATACAAAACTAAAGGAGAATATAAATGGCAGTAGAAGCTCTAATGAATAATCCACAAGGTGCTATGCCTATGGAACAAGGAGCACCTATGCAAGCTCCTATGCAAGGTGGAGGACAACCTCAACCAGTAAATATTAGCCCACAAGAATTTAAAAATGCAGTAGATAATTTATCTCCTGAAGCAGATTTAGCTTTAGAGCAGCATTTAACACCAGCTGTTAAAGGTGCAATAGGAGAATTATTTGGTCCAGAAATTATGCAAATGGTTCAAGACATTGGTCCTGAACAACCTACTGTAAGTTTACCAGTTTCTGTAATTGCATCTGCATTTCCAGCAGATAGCATTGAAGAGTCTATTCAAATGATGGAACAAGATCTTAGATCAAAAGTACAGACAGATATTCCTGATTCACCACAAGGTGGATTAGGCGGAGCACCAGAAGGTGCACCACAAACTAACGTGCCACCTTCTACGCCAATGATGGCTTAGAAGCACACGAGGGCTACCCTTCCCATAAGGCACCCAACTCAACTAGGAGGACAATATGGTTGAAGAAACACAAGATGTAGTAGAGACTACAGAAGAAGAACAAGTAGTAGAAACTACACCTGAACAGGATCAAGTAGAAGAAATACTTGAGCCAACACCTTATCAAAATAAGTATAGAAGAGATCTCGATGATAAGGATACTGATACAGCTACCGAACAACAGGACACCGAAGAAGAAAAAGAGGCTACTCCTGAAGAACGCCCTGTAACAGCCGAGGAGAAGGCTTTTAAGAAACGTTATGACGATCTTAAACGCCATTACGACAAGACCTTAAGTAAGCATAAAAATGAAGTAACTAACTTAAGAACTCAACTTGAACAAAGCACTAATAAAATGCTACCACCTACTGATCTAAATGATTTAGCAGAGTGGAAAAAGAAATATCCAGATGTCTATGATATTATAGAAACTATATCTCTTACTAAAGCAGATGAACGTGCACAAAAACTTGAAGAGAAATATCAGTTTTTACAGGAGCAACAAACAGAAATTGCAAAAGAAAAAGCTGAAGTTGAACTTTTAAAAAGACATCCTGATTTTCAGGAGATCCGTGCTACTGATCAATTTCATGATTGGGCACAAAAACAGGATCCCACTATTCAAGGATGGTTGTATGAAAATACAGACAATGCTGATTTAGCTGCAAGAGCTATAGATCTTTATAAAATGGATGCTGGCATTACTACTAAAAAAAGTAAATCAGAATCTAAAGATGTAAAGAAGGAAGCCGCAAAAGCAGTTACATCAACTAAAAAGGGCAACCAAATTAGTGTTACTGAAAAGAAAATTTGGAGTGTTGATGAAATATCTAGGTTAAAACCTCATGAGTTTGATAAACACGAAAAAGATATTATGCAAGCTAGAAGAGAAGGTCGTATAAAGCAATAACAAAAACTTAACTAACGCTATAAAGGAGAAAAATTATGGCAGTATCAAGAGCTGCAGGTTATGCTAACCTGCCTAATGATAATTTCATACCTGAAATTTATAGCCAGAAGGTTCAAAAGTTTTTCAGAACTGCTTCGGTTGTTGAAGATATTACAAACACCGACTATGCTGGAGAAATTGAAAATTTTGGTGACACGGTAAGAATTATCAAAGAACCCGTAGTTACTGTTGCTAGTTACACTCGTGGCTCCGTTATCAATACACAAGAGCTTGCAGACGATCAAATTACTTTGGTTGTTGACCAAGCAAATGCTTTTGCATTTAAAGTGGATGATATCGAAGAAAGACATTCTCATGTGAATTTTGAGTCTGTTGCATCATCATCTGGTGCATACGCTCTAAAAAATGCATATGATCAGAATATCATTGCTGCGATGTTTAGTGGTGCAGGAACTACAGTTGGATCAGATGGATCTGGACAAGACGTTGGAACGTACGCAGAAGGTACGTCTCTGGCTGGTTCACCTGAAATTGACCCAATTAACGTAATCGCAAATCACGCTAAAAGATTGGACTCTGCTGATGTTCCGATAGATGGAAGATGGTTTCTAGCAAGCCCTGACTTCTATGAAGAACTAGGTAAAGCCAACAACAAATTAATGGCTGATACTACTGGAGCCGCTGGACCACTAAGAAATGGTCAAGTGTACAATGGAAAAATCCATAACTTCACTATGTATCAAACCAATAACTTTGCTGCATCAAGCACATCTGACTTCTTCAAAGTGATGTCTGGACACATGTCTTCTACTGCAACTGCTAACCATATCGCAAAAATGGAAGTTGTAAGAGACACAGAATCATTTGCTGACGTTGTTAGAGGCTTACATGTCTTTGGCAGAAAAGTTCTAAGATCAGACGCTCTGATTGCAGAACACATTAAAATAGACTAAGGAGAATAATTATGGCTACATATAATGTGACAGGTCCTGGCGGAACAGCTGGGCACCCATCAAAATTGAGTGCTGGAATTAGGACTCCTTATTTGGTGGAAAATACAATCGATGTCTCAGCAATAAATGGTGACTCTGGAGCAGCACAAAATGATGTTCTAAGAGTACTAGATATTCCTGCTGAAACTCTAGTCCTGGAAGCTGGTATTGAAGTGCTTACTGCACTATCAAGCTCAGTTACACTTGATTTAGGTATCACAGGTGGAGACGTTGATAGATATGTTGACGGAGATACTAACGCTACAGGTTTCTCTGCACCGACAGCTACAGCTAGAACTATAGTTGCAAGTGCAGATACTCTTGACGTATTAGTATTAAGTGCAGCTTCAAGTGCGGGTAAGATCCGTGTTTTTGCTTTACTTTGTGACGTATCTGGTGTTGATGAAGATGATAGAAATACATCTACACAACACGACACAGCAGTGTAATAACTAACTAGAGGGGGGCATTTGCCCCCTTCTTTTAAATGGAAAAATATATGGGAATTATTGATTTAAGAAAAAAAACAAACGCATCAACAGGACAAACAAGAAGAAACCTTGGCGGACAAGCAGCAAGTTTAGAGTCTTTAAGAGAATTAGAAAAAAAAGTATTAGAGCAAGATAAAAAATTAGATAAGATATTAGAACTATTAAAGGATTAGTATGAATTACCTACAACTCACAAATGCAGTATTAGCAGAACTTAATGAAGTGCAACTTACTTCATCTACATTTACTAATAGTACAGGCATTCAAACTACTACTAAAGATGTAGTTAATAAAGCATTGCGAGATGTATATTCATCAGAGCTAGAATGGCCTTGGTTACATAGTGATAAAACTCAAGTAACATTTGCTGGACAAAAAGAATACGATTTACCTACTGATTACAGATCAGTTGATTTTGAGTCTTTTTATTTAGTGCCAACAGAATTAGTTACTAATTCTACATTTGATAGTAATATAACTAACTGGTCAACAGTATCGGGATCACCAGCATATAATTCTGGAGGTAATGGTAGATTAAGATTAAATGCAGCAGCAGCTTCTGCTAGCTTATCTACAGTAAAAAATAAATCTTATAGAGTACAAGTTAGAGTAATGGATACATCATCTAGTGGTTCTAGTTTAAAAGTACAAGTAGGAACATCAGCTGCTGGAACACAAAATTTAAACACTACAGTAACTGTAACAGATTTTGGAGATGGTAAAATATTAGATACTACATTTACAGCTACAGCATCTACATCTCATATCACTTTAGATAATGACGATTCAAATAATTTAGATGTTGATTATGTAAAAGTATCAGAAGATATAAGACCTAAAAAATTAGTGTATATAACATATGATGATTATAGAAGAAGATTTTTGTCTACAGCACAAACTAATAATAGTAATCATTATAACACACCTGATTTTGTATTTAGAACTCAAGATGATAAATTTGGCTTATATCCAATACCTGATTCTGATAAGTATACAATAAATTATGAGTATTGGAAAACTCATTCTGAC